CCTAATATTTCTCTTGATTTTGTATTCAGAGCTAAAAAGTTTTGTTCATTTTTAGTGTTATTAATTTGGTCAATAACTTCATTATAAACATCTCTAACGTTTCTTACATTTCCATTTACATCCCTATCATCAATAAGTCTGTCGAATGTATCTAAGGCATCAGCAGCTAATAAATTATCTCTAACAGAACTCATACCTGGCATTGCTATTCCAGACACACCAATACTTTGTTTTATAAGAGATCTAAGTTTTTTAGCTTCTTTTGCTCTAGGTGTATTTGCTTTTTGATTTTCAGCAAATTCTGTAAGTGGTATAAAATCTTTAATAGCAATCTCTTTACCTAACCCAATTTTTTTTGAATATTTGTCTAAGATAGTATCTATTTCAAATTTATCTTGAGCATCATATATTTCATTTTTGAAATCTAATATTGTACCTTGGTCACTAGATACCTCGTCACCTTCTACAATGTTTGTCGTCAAAGTATTAAATTGACTAGAATCTAATTTACCATCGCCAAACAAAGTTTCTATTTTTTGCAAAGTAACTGGCTCTTTGTTTCTTATTTTTAATAAAAATGTAGAAAATGTTTTACGCTGTGTTTTTTTTATTAACTTATCATTTATTCTAGATTGTTTTTCGGCAGCTCTTGCAGCCTGGCTATCTAATCGATTAGAAAGTGTATTGGCTTGTTTTTGTAATATTACTCTTTCATTTTCTGATAGATCTGGATATTGACTAGCATCAAATAAATTATTTGCTATACGAGTTGCCGCATTTGCATCTTGTCCAAACGCAGCTTGAGATAATTCTTTATTTACAGTTAGCCTGGCTGCTTTACTTTTAGTTGCTAATATTCTTTTTTCTGCTGCTTCTTTTGTAATAAGGCCGCCACTTACCATAGAAGCGTATAATCCATTTTTCCCATATAATTGATCTGTAGCTTCTGCTAGTGCAGCACCAGAAGATATAGATATTTTATCTATTAACAGTTTTTCTTTTTTTATAGCTTGCGCTTTTCCATGATCTATAATTTTTAATCGTGAAACTTTATTGAAATCATTTAGTGCAATTAATCTAAGATCACTAAGCTTTTCTGTAATACTTGATCTAACAACATTATCTTTTATTTTAGTCGTTGCCCTTAGTGATATAGGCATCCATTTTCTATTAAAATAAGCGTTAGCTTCTTCTGTTGTTGTAAAATTTTTTGTTTGCGCTTCTCTTATTAGGCTAGATGCTTTGCTCCTTATTTCATTTTCTCTTTTGTTTATATCAGCAGTACGTTCCATTTTGAGCTGTTTTTCTAGGTAATCTAAAGATAGTTTCATACCTAAATCACCAAAGCCAGCCATAGCTCTTGATCCAGCTGACAAGGCTCCAGGATTAGCTTGCACAGAAAAATTAATCGCACCAGTTTTGGAAGTCATCTTGCTTTGACTTCTATAAGTAGGAACTCTCATTTACATAGTCGCATATCTATAACCGCCAGATAACAAGCTACCCATAGCCTGGAATCTACCAGCTCTTGCAGCATTTCTGCCATACATACGATTAAGATTGGCTTGCATCCTTTGTTGAACTCCTTGCTCTTTTAATTCTTGTTTGCCGACTTTGGCGTTATATCTCATGGTTGCGACTTCTTCGTCTGCTTCCTGGGCGTTTGCCAGGGCAACTTTTAGCGGTGTACCAGTATCAGCCATCCAGCCATTATATCTAAAAGCTTGAGATGTAGATGCTTGAAGATCATCAAAATCATTTCTGAATCTTTTTACATCAACTTCATTCTGTAAAATTAATTGTTCTGCTGCCTGGTCATTTGCCTTGGCGTTTCTTTCGTTAATTTTTGCATTATATTCATATGCTCGTTTTTGATCTTTACCAGCCTGGATAGCGCCTATGGCACTAACAGCAGTTGAAGCAATCAGTAAAGGTACAGCCATTATATTATCCTCGCCATTCTATAATAATCTTGTCCGTCTGGACCATATTTGCGCATGATACCCTCATGCTCAAACCCTAAAAATTCAGCAAATCTTTTAGCTGTAGGCCAATCAGATCTAACCCCAGCTTGTACTCTTATTAAGTTATTTTCTTGTATAATATTATCAAAATTATCTTTTATCATTTTTATAATAGTTAGTTTTTTTTTCGGCATTTTATTTGATGCAACAAACCACCCTTCGCCTACACCCTTCCACAAAGGCTGCACACCACTACTAGCTATAAGATAACCATTTTCAACAGCAGTAAATGCCATGCCTGGTACATCTAATGATTGTGCAATATTACCATCCACACCAAAAGACTTTCTTGCTAGGTTGTTCATATCACCAGCAAATAATTCATCTAAATGTTCTGCTTTAAAATTAATTAACCTCATTGATCAAATGTTTGTAGCCTTGGGAATATTGCTAATACAGTCAATGGTAATGGCTGATCTTGTCGCACAAAGACAAACCCATCATTATCGTAACCACCTCTAAACTCGACTTCCTTATCACCAGTAAACATATCTAAAGCTTCAGACATATCATCCGCTGAAGATCTAAATGGTATAAGATCTAGTTCTGCTTCTGAGCTACCAACCTTAACACCTACAGATCTAAATAATCTAATTGTTATATTGTTTATTCTTTTATTCTTACCTTGCGATGTGCCTTCTGTACCGCCAGCATCTATTCTCATTGTTTGCAGCGTTGATTTATAATTAAATCCTATATGTGCTTTTTCTACTGATCTAGCTAGTGTAATACCACCAGACGATACTGTTCTGTCTGGATGTGTTGCGCCATCTCCTAAAACAACAATTTTTTCACCTTCTAAATGTGTAAGACCAGATATAGATGTTGCTGCTGTTCCGCTATATGTTAGTCCGCAATCTACAAAGTAAGCATCTTTTATATCTGTGCCAAACTCATAATTACTTAAATATTCTATATACCTTACTGTTGATCCATTAACAGTTCTTTTGACTATCATGTAAAGATCATCTTCATCAGCTGTACCAGGTATTGTAGCAATAGATTCTACCACAGCATTACCCTGGTTTGTTGTTGCAAGCCTTGTTGGATCGCTAGTTTCTATAGTAATATAACCAGTTGTTTCTGGATCTGTTTCTTCTATCGTAATTATATTTGCAGCTGGATTAGCTACAGTAAAATCAGAATGTGCATTTATCCTGGTAAATATATTATCAGCTGTTGTATTATTATCTGTATGCGGTCTAAAACCAAATGTTGTATCAGTAGGATCTGAAGCGCCAGCAGCTTCACTTACAAATGTAATTGTTTCTCCATTAGTCTTGGTAATCTTGATTGTTGTGCCTACAGCTATATTTGCATAGTCAGTAACAGTAATTGTCGCATCACCAAACCTACCGCCTAAAATATGCTCGTGCCAGGCAACAACTTGTTCTTCACGCCTATATGTCATACCAACAAGAAACCCATTTGTCAGCACACACCATATTACATTATCTGGTTCTTGTTGCCACGCCATTTCTACAATACCAGTTTCAGTAATATGTTCTGCAAGTATAGTTAAATCTGGAGCATTATAACTGTCAGTATCAAAGTTAAATACTAACTCTCGTAACTTTCTTAAAGCTCTCTGAACAAATAATGTTACTGGTCCTACATTTATAGGCTGTATATCGGCTGTACCATAACTCGCTTGTCGTTTTATTTGTGCATTAGTTGGACTAAGCGGCTCCGCAGATCCGCTTGCAGACACAGCAAATTCACCGCCACTTGTGCCAACAATTAAAACTCTTGATGATGCCAGGTATCTAATGACATTTACCTGGCTAGATCCTATTGTATAACTTAAAGCATCGGAAGCATTAGTGCCATCTGCAAAATCTTCAAAGTCACCAGCAACAGAAAAAAATACTGTTTGTGGTTGTGTTGTTGTTCCAGCAAACACCAAGCGTTCTTCATAAAAACTTACACACGCTGGAAAACCAGTTGTTGTCGAAAAAGCTCCCAGGCTAAAATCATCATCGGCTTCTAACACACCAGCCACAGTAATTGATTGACCAGCGGCTTCATCAACAACATCTACTGATGGCGCAAACAACATTGTATCGTCTGTCACCTGGACAAGTAATGCAGAACTATTATTGTTTGCAGACGTACTTGCGCCAGTAATTACAACCTTTTGTCCTACCTTAAATCCTTCTTTTACAAAGTTTGCCGCACTATCTACTATTCTATCATTATGTTCTAGTCCGGTAGCGCTTGGATCTCCTTCAGCGAAGCTTAATGTAGTTGCTGTCATGCTAGGCATCAGTTCAGTTCTGCCAGCTGTGTTTTCCTGGACAGTTGCAGTTACAGTTGTTGCATTAGTAAATGCTGTAATCTTTGCAAAACCATCATGCAGTTTTACTAATCTGCCAACATCTGTTGAAGCAAACAAATCAGCACTGGCTGTAATTGTTACACTACCAGTTCTACCATTAGCTGTTAATGTTGTGTCTGTGGTATTAGGATCTTGCATAGGACCACGCCTAAAATCCACAGCAGTAAATGTCCAGGCTGTATGACTTGTCCTGGTTATTTTATAAACTGGATGCGATGGATGTACCAGGTACATAACATCTGCACTTTGTGTAAACTTTATCTGTGCTATTTGAGCAGACGTATAAACAGTTGTAACCTCTACAGCAGATCCACCACTTGTTACAGTTCCGCCATCTTTATGTATTCTAAAATATTGATTGCCAAATTCTAATATGTAGGCTTGTTCAACATTAAATTCAAAAGGTATTAACCTTGTTGCATTTGCGCTTGTTTTAACTGTGTTTACATAGATTGTGCCTGGTCTACGACTAGCACCGCCATGAGGATGAACAGTAAAATTTTGCATGGTTTTAGAACCATTAAAATATTTACTTATATCAGTTCGGCCATCTAGCCTTGGCGATAGCTCACCAGCTGTAAAGTTATTTAGAGTTGGTGAAGCCTTGGCCATTACAATCTCGCATTAATAAACGTATTAGCAGCTAATACTTCACTGTCAGTTATACTTGCAGTATTTGTGGTGTTTCCTTCTGTCGCATCTACAAACCTAGCTTCTGTAAGTTTATTTCTATAAAGATCATACATTGTTGCAGTTAATGTTGTGCTTCCTATTAAAGCGTAGGCTATATCGGCAGCCATTGCTGCTTCTATTGTGTTAATAAGTAATTGATCGTATTGGTTAGGATCTGTAATCCTAGCAACAAAAATTAAGTTTACTGTGCTTTCATCGCATAAAAGCTTTCTGCCTTCTATTTCAAATTTAATTTCTGGATCTGAAAGTTTTAATACTCGCAAACAAAATGGATCTGTAGGTAACGTAAACTGACTAGAGAATGAAAAACTAGGCGCTACTGAATCAGCTGCGAGTGTTTGCCTGGATATTAAACAGTTCCAGGGATGCGCTCTGAACACACTATCTCTTACAAATTCATAACGCTGATTGCATATTCTACCAGCCTTACTATCTTCTGTTAATGCAAGAATAGTAGATGCGCCTATCATATTTAATGCTGAATTACATATATCAACCGCAGAAGCCATTATTAATTCCTATAAAAAAGACAGCGCATTGCTGCGCTGTCCTGGTTGTTAGTTTATAACGTATTCAATAATGAATGACATTGTACCAGCAGTACCACCAGTTGCATTAAATGTTGCTGCAACATAGTAATGACCGCCTGGATCTGAGGTATCACCAGCTATAGTGTAAACCTCTTGACCAGCAGTGCTTATGTCTGCCGCTTCAAATCTTACATCTGTCATAGCAGCTGCATCAGCAACGGAGCTTGCAAAGCAATCTTCGTCTTTGACCACGCCAGCGCTAGTATATAATCCAACATTAAAAGTACAGCTACCGCCAAAAGTGTCAGTGCCTATCTTTAATGAGCTTATTCTAGCGTTAGTTGGTATTGGAGCGAGCATAACAATATCATTGTCTGTGCTATCTCCAGCTGCTAGTTCGATAGTGCCTTGAGCAATCCTAGTTGTTCCAGTTAACAAACCAGCATCACTCATTGTATATGTAGCTTCAAAATTGGCTACGAGATCAGAATTTTTTGTAGTCATTTTCTATCTCCCA